ATGGATACAGGTTTAAGCAGAGAGGAATCACAAAGGCTTTTAGAGCTTTTACAGCTTGATCCAGAGCATTATGGAAATTGGCAATTGATGAGAAAATCATTTTTAAGGATGTGCAAAATTATGCATCCTGATAAAGGCGGCAATCCTGAAGCTGCAAAGGAATTGATCACTCTCTATAAGAAATTAGAGAATAATATCTCTTCTCTTAATCCTGAAGAATGCTTTACTACTTCTCAGGTAGAGAAAAGTAATTTTTTTCTATATATAAAAGATTGGAAGGAGTGCAATATGGGTCTTAAGCCCTGTGTTTGCATTTTTTGCCTCACAAGAAAAAATCATAAGGAGAGGAAAAATAAAAATTTAATCTGGGGAAAATGCTATTGCTTTGCTTGCTATTGCACTTGGTTTGGATTGGAGTGGTGCTGGTTTACCTGGTTAACCTGGAGAAATATAATTGCTGAAACACCCTATCATGCATTAAATCTCTAAGGTAAGCTTCTTTTTATTTTTCAGCCTCCCCCATATGGGACCCCGGAGTGGGAACGGTGGTGGGACGAGTTTAATGATCTCTTCTGCCATGAACAGTTTCCTTCAGATGAAGAATCATCTCAACAATCAGAAAAAAGAAGATCACCTTCACCAGAGCCTTCACAATCAACACCGCCTAAGAAGAAGAAAACTGCACCCCCACAAGATATGCCACAAGATTTGCTGCCTTTCCTCAGTTCTGCAATTTTGAGTAATAAGACTGTAAGCACCTTTTTAATTTACACTACTAAAGAAAAGAGCATAATTCTATATCAAAAATTAAAAGTTAAATATAATTGCACTTTTATTTCTAGGCACAAGCTTAATGCTAATGAACATGAAGCTTTGGTATATATGATTACACCTTGTAGACATAGGGTATCTGCAATTAATAATTATTGTCATAGCCTTTGCAGTGTGAGCTTTATATTATGTAAAGGGGTTATTAAAGAATATCAATTATATGTGCATTTAACCATTGAACCTTATGGAATTTTAGAAGAAAGTATTGTAGGTGGTTTAAGCAGAGAATTTTTTGATACTCCTGAAGAAGCAGCTAAAAATGTAAGCTGGAAAATGATATCTGAATATGCTTTGGATAGTTTAAATGATGATTTATTTCTGTTAATGGGACTTTATAAAGAATTTGCAGACCCTCCCCAAGAATGTTATAAATGTAAAGATAAAATAGTGCCTAGTCACTATGATTTTCACCAACAGCATCATGAAAATGCTCTTTTATTTGTGGAATGCAGAAATCAAAAGGCTATATGTCAGCAAGCAGTAGATGGTGTAATAGCTTTTAAAAGAGTACAAAATACTCAGCTTTCGAGGGAACAGCAGCTTACTGAAAGATTTAAGAAACTACTTTCTAAAATGGATAATCTATTTTCAGCAAGGTCAAGGGTTACTATTCCCTTGTACATGGCAGGTGCAGCTTGGATGGAAAGCCTATTGCCTAATATCAACATGACTGAATTTCTCTTAGGGATTTTGGAATGCTTTGTCAATAATGTGCCAAAGAAAAGATTTATATTATTCACAGGGCCTGTAAATACAGGGAAAACAACCTTGGCAGCTGCAATCCTAGATTTGTGTGGAGGAAAGTCATTAAATGTTAACCAACCATTTGATAAGCTAAACTTTGAACTTGGATGTGCAATAGACCAGTACATGGTAGTATTTGAAGATGTCAAAGGTCAAACCTCTTCTAATAAAAACTTGCCTCCGGGCCAAGGCATGAATAATCTGGATCATCTCAGAGATTACTTAGATGGAGCAGTAAAAGTCAATCTAGAGAAAAAGCATCTTAATAAGAAATCTCAAATTTTTCCACCAGGTATTATAACTGCAAATGAATATTTAGTGCCTATAACTTTAAAAGCAAGAATTCATAAAACTGTAAAATTTTGCTATGTTAACAATTTGTTTAAGAGTCTTCAAAAAACTGAAGATTTGGGAAAGTACCGTGTTTTACAGAGTGGGATCTGTCTGTTAATGTTACTAATTTATAGGTGTGAGGTATGTGACTTTGCCTCTGCAATAAGGGATACAGTAGAAAAGTGGAAAAAAAGAATTTCTGAAGAAGTAACTGATGTTCAATTTCTTGATTTTAAAACTAACATTTCTAAAGGTCAAAGAATTACAGGTCCCACAGAAGGAGATCCCCCCACTCAAGAGTTTGACACAGAAGATTTTGTAAACTGAAATGATTTTTATTTACAGATTTGTACAATAAATCAGTTATAAACTACTTTTCTACCTGGTGGCACTGTGATTTCTTCCCCAAGCTGCGACCTATATCTTATCATATCTGGGTCTCCTGGGAGTTTTTCAGAACCCTGGTACACTCTAACTTCTTCCACCTGAGCATTAGCCCCCTCCATAGTTTGCCCATGAATCACAGGCTGCATCTGAGTGAACAAGGTAGACAGCAAAGTACTGACAGGGTATGGATTTTTCACAATCCTCTTCCTGAGAGTAACATTGAAATATCTACCTAGGCCTCTGTAGTGCATCTTATTATTTTGTTGGGTCTGAAACCCAACAATGTCAGCAGAAGACAAGAAAAGCTGGTCCCCTTTACATAGAGGGCCCACCCCATTCTCATTTAGCAAGATAGTGGTTGTGGAGTTAGTGAACTGCATAACAGGTGGGGTATTCAAGCCCCCTGTGAAAGCACCATAATATCTGGTGTTTTCATTCTTAGCAGGATCTGGAACCCAGCACTCAATAGGAAAGCTCCCATCATTAGTAAGCCTTCCCTTCAGCCCAGAATCAATGACTTGAGCAGATTTAGGTACATTTTTCAGCACATCAACATCATTAGGATATTTACTGCGGTAGTTAGAGACAGTGAATTGCAGGTCTAGGGGTTCTCCCCCCACAGCAAAGAAGTGATAGTTCATGCCTTGCACAGGATAGCCAGCACCTTCATTTTCAAATTCCCTTTTAGCAGCAGAGTGGCAATTTATAAGCGTGTTGACGCCCACCACTTCAGTTTTAACACTAATGCATTCCCACATTAGTATTTCTGAACAGGTGAGGTCTTCATTAAGCAGCGGAAGCTCTATTTTAGCCATAGAATAGCGAGGAAGCTCAGCAGATTTAGGAGAATCTTGCTCAAAGCTTTGTGCAACAGTAATATTATCAGAGTACCCATAGTAATCACTTTCTTCACCTTGCCCCATCCGAGGATTTAGAAAGGCCTCAATTTGTATAATGCAATCAGGCCCTGCTCTTACTCCCAACACTTCAACACCACCAGCAATTATAAGCTTAGGCACTTGACTGGCTTTTGCGGCGCCTGCGGTGGGTTTCACTGCGTGGCTTTTTCTTTTGGGGGCCATCTTCCTCTGCTTCTAGTTCTTCAAGGGTAGTTTCCCAACTGGGGAGAATGTCACCATACAAACCTAAAATAAGAGGAAGCATCCAGTCAGGTGTATGTCTTTGTCTGGCCCCTCCAGGAGAATCATATTTGTCCACATACTGGGCAGACCCTTTTGAGGATTCTAAGTTAAATCTGTCAGGGATTTTTTCACCCAGTCTCTTGTGTAGAGCTCTCACTTGGTGAGGTCTTAGAGGTGGTAATTCTGAATAATATTGCTGTAGTCCACCATATATATTAGATGACAAGTGGGATACAGCCCACCTAGCATTTTCAAAATAGTAGGACAAGGTTTCAGCAATAGAAGTAACTGTCCTCTGAGCCAAATCTGTTGAGACATGTCTCACTTCTTGTTCAATTAAACGTGTTCCAGCACGCTGCGCTGATTCCCAAAAGTAGCGGCCTATAGCATGATACAAATTTGAGGCCCAGTTTGCTGGATCTATATAATTAACAAATCTAGCAAAAGGCAGCACTCCTGGGAAGTAAATATCTTCCCAATCCTCGGGTCTCCACACTTGCAAAGCCATCAGATGTTGATTAAGGTCAGCAATAGGAGTAGCGTAGTCGTAGCTATAGGGAGTTAGAGCAGCACTGGTGGCAGCACCTATAAACAGAGAGCCGTGAACTACAGATTCAGCCCCCGCAAGCAAACTAAAAGCTTCAGGAAAGTTAGGAGCAAGAGAAGTAAGTAAATACGCAGCTTCAGGTGAAAATCCAGCAGCCAACAAAGCCTCAGTTTGCGTGAAGCCTTCAAGAGCAACTAAATTTGTGGTGTAGGCCTGAAGCAGTTCATCAGCAACGATAGCTTCCCCCGTAAGAATACTGTCCACAGTAAAACCAGTAGCAGCACTTAGTTCAAAAACTTCAGCAAGCACAGCCAAAAGCGCGCCCATTTAGAAGATCATAACCTAATAAAATAAAGAAAACATACCTTAAGCAAGGTTATTTAAGGACTCCAACAGATCTTCTGTAACGGCTCCAAGTTGCCTAGCAACTGAAAGTTCCTTCCTGATTCCGCGGCAATCAAAAAAGAAAGCCTCCTCCCCCTGGCTTTGGCTGCTTGCGAAACCGGAATCTGGGCAGTCAGCCCAGTTCTGAGAATCTGGGCAATCTTCCCAGCTTTGTGAATCAGTAACCTCTTCCTCCAAACCTGGGCGTCCAGCCAAAGTTGGGTCACGGCAATAGGTCAAAGATAAGGGACTGGGGGGGTCAGCGGGCCGAGAAAAGAACACTTTACGAATAACAGGCCTGTTCTTTAAATTTAGCAAATCTGAGAGACGATCTGTTCTACTCTTAAGTTGTTCTTTAAAGCACATCAGCATAGATATTATCGGATTGACCATTTCTTTTGGAGGTTTGTTGACACGCAACTCTGATTTCAGGCCATTAAACAAGATAAGCAGTTCTTGGATTTGATCCATGTTGGTTTTAGCTAGGTTAATCATTGCCAAAAAGATTTTGAAAAGCTGCCAAACCACATGTCTGCCCATTTTTTTTTTTTTTGTATATAAGAGGCCAGAGGCCTTTAGCCCCTACCTTTCAGAAGAAAAAAGGGAGAGGCCTCTAAGAGGCTTTTCAGAGGCTTTTCAGAGGCCTTCTTTTTATCTGAAAGACATTAAAA